GCCCCATGTCCGCCCCCTGTCCGCCCCATGTCCGCCCCATGTCCGCCCCATGTCCGCCCCCTGTCCGCTCCATGTCCGCCCCTGTCCACCCCTGTCCGCCTCGTCTGCCGGGCGGATATTGGGAGGAGGAGGCCGGTTTTTACGAACGCTGTGCGTGAGAATGCCGGGGCGTTTTCGTCGCTGTGCGCATATTATCTGCGAAAGGACCCGCGTCCATCTTTTGTAGGGTGGCGCGCAATTGTGGCGGCAGGTGGCGGCCATGCATGTGCGGCGGCCGGCCAGGTGGCATTGCGATGGCCCTGCTTCTGCGGCGGAGCCGCCGGAGCAGGAACAGCAGGCGTTCACCCAGGCGGTTCATTGCCTGCTGGCGCTCTTCGCAGCGACAACCCTTGCGCGGGCGTATGCCGAAGAGCTTCAGCATCGCAGCGAACCAGTCGCCCAGCGGGAGTCGTGCCCGCTTCTGCCTGGTGCGCGGCGGGATTTGTGCCCATGGCGCTAGCCCTGCATGACCCCACGGCAGCCCGTGCGGGCAGTCTCCATCTATGGCGGAGGGCGGCAGAAACCCGCCGGCGGCAAGCTGCTTACGCCACTGCACTTGTGCCGGGCTTCGGCACCAGGCGCAATGTACGCCAGACTCGCATGCAGTTCTCATGGCGGGCAATACGGAATTACTTCGTATGCTGACCTAGGAGTACAATGTATAGGATCGCGATAACGGCAACTTCCAGTGCAGTCGAAATCATCGAAACTTAAATAAGCTTTGCTACAGCACTTGGGTTCTTCAAAAAGTATACCATATGTATAGAAAGGGCCCTCTTCAAGAATATATCCGTCCTCTCTCATTATTTTTATAAACGGAGCAACGTCTGCCCAAGCGCCTTCCCCTTCATAACTATATGTCAATATAATTATATCTGTTATTGTGATAATCCATAAAGTGCTGTTTCCTCTGCAGCCGGGCTCGTCATAAGTAGTCATATTCATCTTCATAACAGCACGACCTAACTGATAAAAGCACGCGTAATTTTTACCAGGACTGGTTTTTTTCAGTCTATAGTGTCCGTTGAAATCACCCCACAGTGTTTCGTAAATAACCGAGTCCCATTCTGTACTGTGGCAACCTTGGCATACTCTGAAACCGCTAATGATTAAATCAACATAGTCTGGTTGTTTATCGCCAGAGTGAATACATGTAGAACGACATTCTTTGCAGCAGCACTCTTCTTCGTTTATGCTTGCTACACTGATGCCACCATTATGAGCTATCTGTACTGCGCCCTTTTCGTTGATCTTTCGCCCAGTCATGTGCATGTCTCTGCATAAGGATGTTCGTCAAAAGCGATTGCTAGCCGCCACACCATTTCAGGAGGGGGCGGCGGCGGAGGCGGTGGTGGTGGCGGCGGAGGAGGAGGCGGAGGCGGTGGTTCACCATTGCCGTCGTGTTCTGGCGGCGGCACATCTCCCGGAGGCATTCCACTAAAGCCTCCTCCGCCACTTCCACCTTTTTTGCCCTGAATTTGTCTGTCACCGCCGTTTTCTTCGCCGCCACCATCTTCTTCCTTTGGGATTAATATAGCCAGCCCGAAAGTGCCTTCACCAGCTGGGATGTATCGTCCAATTTCGGTGCGCCGTAGGAGCGGTTGTTGTTTTTCTCCAGCTATAAGGTCAGAGTTATCGTAGTCGGGTATCATCCAGAACGAATATGTGAGCGTACATGGAGTGTTTGCTCCACCTTCTGCCCCGCCATCGTTTTTCACCCGTACTACAGCAATACTCAGAACTGCGCTTCCACCGAAAAAATCAAGTGGGATCCGTGGCGAGAGTGAAATTAAAACAGAATCAGGTGTGGTCCGCAGGTCAATGCCCGGCCCTGCAATGTACCGCCGCCGAGCAATTTGCCCTAGTATACGCGCCTGGTGCTCGGTGACTATCAGTGACCTGCGTTCACTCATCCGCCGCTTCCATCACCAAGAGGAATGCCTATTGAACTGAAGGCGATGCGCTCGTACAATTCGAACTTCTTTACTGTAATTGTGTCACCGTACTGTTTACCGTCCGCAGACAAATATTGGGGCACTCGTGCGGGCTGCAAGTTTCCTTGTTCGTCCGGCAAAAGAATATGAGTGCGCTTGCCTTCTTCATTCAGAAAATGCCAGCCGAGATTCGCAACCACAACAGTCCATCCGTCGTAAGTCTGGCCGTCGGCGGCGCGCCATCTTGGACGATAATGCATTGTGGCCTGAATACGAAATATACTGTCTTGAAAAGATTGTGAAGCCCAGACCATTTCTTCAACTTCAAACGGCGCGCAGAGAAGCGATCCTGCTCCTGCTCCAAGAAATTTGTCGTTGTTGACTTTGCCTTCAAACTGCTGAAGTTGCCCGTACACATATGCAAAGTTCGGCGCAACCATTGTCCATTCAAGCTTCAGTGTTCGTGCTACACGAAAGCGCGTAATTCCAGTAAACTGATCTCCAGCAGAATTACGAAGCGGGTTGCCAAGAATATCTACTTCAACTTCTTCCGATTCAAGTTGACTTTCAACCCAGATGCGCGCGGGCTGACCAGGCTGCGGGAGTGGAGCAATCCTAGCCCGCGGATAGTGAAAGTAGCCTGTAATTTCATACAATCCTTTCCCGCCGACGGGGGCAACCGAGCGAGCGTGGACTGGCAGTCTCTGACAAATGATGTAGGGGTCAGGGATGTTTCCCTGCTCATCTTTATATGGAACACCGCGCCGAATTCCTTCGACTGATTCAAGCAGAGACAGCGCTTCGTTCTGAGACGAAGCAATTGCGGTCCAGCTCGCAACATAGAGTCGGCCATAGACGGGATCATCTTCGCTGTATGATGTACGTCCACGAAGGATAGATTCCATTCTGCTGTACCCGCCTTTCTAAGGCATAATGAATCCACCCTGTTCATTCAGGTGGGGCAGGAATCTTTCCCACAACGCATACTGATCCATTAATTGCCGATGTATCCGTTCCAGGATAGCTGTCTGTTCTCGATCCGCGCGAATCTCTGATTGTGCTGCTAGGCCGTGTAGACCAGGTCCGAACACAACAGCGCCTATTGTACCACTGGTAAGGCCGCCGGCACGGCGCGCAGCCTCACGGCGTAACAGCTGCATTTCTTCTGTGGCACCGCCAGCCAAGATAAGACGTTGAAGTTCCTGGTCACCGGCAACATCACGTAGTGAACCTTTGATACGCTCACGAAGCAAAAATAAGTCTGCCTCTAGTGGACGCCCTTTGGCCCGGAGGGTCTGTTCTATCAGCGATGCTCGCCTGTCTTTGAGTTCTCGTTCTCGCTGTGCCGTAAGCGCGGCCCACTCCATCGGGAAGATATCGCGCTCGAGAGCCTCCCGTACCGCCCCTTGGCCTGCTGCGACTAGGCGGCGCCTCTGGTCTTCTCGCAACCGCGCAATCTGGGCTTCGCGCATTCTGCCTTGGCCCGCCAGTAATGATATCTTGGCCTCTTCTGTCTGCGCGGTAATATCTTCACGGATACGATCGCTGAGCATTCGAAGTTCTGCGCGGTATTGACGAAATACGGCATTTATTTCTTCTTGATTGCGGGCATACTGCCCGGCTCGCACCATACGTTCTTCGATACCCAGCCCTTCGGCGTATTCGCGATAACCTTCCGCTTGGGCTTCTTTGATGCGGGCTTGCGCTGTTGCAGCTCTTCCGGCTTCTGCGATCCCTGCCTTGATGGTGTTGGCAATCGTCTTGTAGGTTTCATTGACAATCTCCCGAAGCTGTGCTTCCCGGCCGAAATCACGGAATGCATGCGGGATTGCGGCAAACTGTTCCCGCAGCTCGTCCAGCGCGCTTCTGCGCTGTTCCGCGAGCGCGGCCAGAGGGCCAGCGCCAGGCAGGCCGGCCTTCGCCGAGCGGAGAGCGGCACGCAGGGATCGTTCACGATCCTGGTAGATTGCACGGATTTCCGCGCGCGCCTTTTCCTCCGCTTCAATGTCCGCCAGGACAGCGGTATCGCCAAGATTTGCGAACCCCCGTTCAAAAAGCGCCTGAAAGCTGTCCTGTATGCGACGGAAAAAGCCGATCACGGGAGTAGCTAGTTCTCGCTGTCGGAGTGCTTCTGCTTCTGATAGGTGCCCTTTTAATGTCTCAACATGTATACGTGTGAGCTCACTGCTCCAATGTTCTAATGCTGAGGCGAACCGTGAAAGACTAAACAGCCCGGCCGTAATACCGCCGGCAGCTCCTGCGACAGGTGAAAGGCCAAACCCCTTCAGCAGTTTGCCAACGGGGCCTTCCAAGCTCCCGAAATTATCAGGCAGCGACTTCTGAAATCGACGGAGCTGCTGTCGTGCTTTCTCCAGGCCTGGTTCTAGGTCTGGTTGTACATGAATTCTGATTTTGTAGTCTTTGTCCTCTGCCATTTATTAGCCTTGCCAGACCATACGCGCCGGCAGTAATACTAGGTCAAGCGTACCCATCTTGTCCGCTTCAGCTACTAGGCGCAACCGATATGGCAGCGCAGAAGAGACGTACAGGGGCCGCAATACGCGCCCTGAAACTGTTGTAATTTCTTGGTACAGCGTTCGCCGAATTGCTCCACTGGCACCAGTTCCCAGCGCTGATGCTCTCCCTTCTAGTACATCGGAATCGTGTGGATCATAAAGATAAACTTGATAACTGCCAGAAACTGCTGCAACAGGCTTCAGCACTAGTTCATAAAGGAGGCCGTCCAGTTCTCCGGCCTCCAGGTGAAAATGCACTTCTGTTTCCGGCGCAGCGACAGACCACACTAGCCGCTGTACAGAAAAAGTTCCACCGTTCAGTCGCTCGAAGTGCCCCGTTCCGCGCCGATAAGAGGCCACACAAACACCTTGTTATGTGTAATTGTTCGTAGTATTCGCAACAATATTGCGCACACTGGCGCCGTGATAAACATTCAAAGTTGATACCACCAGTGTGCCGGGATGGTCTGCAGTTACACTAGCCCCCGGCAGCACTGTCAAAGTGGTGATGGTCTTCACGTCCGGGCTGCGCACACGCAGGGTGCCGCGGCGTACCTGCGCTGTTGTAATTGTGGCATTGAATCTACATGCAAATTCGAAGACGGCGTTTTCTCCGGCAACAATAAGCGTACCAATGTTGCCGGTTGTAGTGCCCTGATGAATCCAGCGTGCCGCTCCGGTCACTTCCAGTCGCGTTCCAATTGCAGCCTCACATACTCCGGTGCCGGCGTCTGCATAAGCATTAGTAATTGTCGCCCCGCCTTCGATATGCACGGCTCCGCCGTGAAGCCGGAGATCTGTTACTGCAGAAGCAGAAGCAATACGCAATTGTCCCTGAGCATGTGTAAGCTCGGTCACTGTTCCGGATCCGCGCAGATAGCAGCCGTAGACCCCGGCACCGCAGCGAGAAATTATCATCTTGCTAACGGATGTAGGAGCAATATGTATCTCCGGCGCCTGCGGGGCGTCGATACGTATAATGCCAGTCAGTGCGCCCAGCGCCACGGCTTGGCCTGCATGCCCGAAGAGCGCCGCGAAATCACTGCCGATCCGTATATCAGCAAGTGCGACTGAGGCAAACTGGTTTAAGTTTGTGTCTAAGCTCTTTAATCCGCGCAAGATGTGCCAATTGTCCCCCGTGGTGGGTAGCACACCGCCAGAATAGTTAGCTGTATTTGCCAGATTGCCGTCAACATCAAGCCATGTTCGAGTTGCCATGTTTCACCGCCAGCATGTTTGCGTTGACATACGCAATCGCGTCAAGAATGCTCCTGGTCTGATCTAGCCAACCTCCAGCAACTGGTAAAATGCCTTGGTTTGTCCATTCTGCTGCTTCGATTGCTCGCCAGATGTCGATTGTAACAGTGCGTCGTGGGCATTCGGTCAATAGCTCGCGACCGCTATAATTACATTTCAGACAACCTCGCCCATCACAACGAACACAAGCTATCTCCACTGGTAGTACTTCTACGCACTTATTTTCGCTGTGGCATCTAGCGCAGAGCTGCCCTGTGGTAATGAGGACTGCCAAGCGGATTTTTTTTTATCGATCTCGTTCAGCGTGCTTAAATGTAGCAGATCACGCGCAAGCATGCAAATGTCCAGCCAAGTCAATCGGTCTAGCAGGCTCCCTACTTGTTCGGTCTGCAGTAGTGGTTGTAGAGCGCTCAGTAGCCTTTCGGCTTCATCAAGCGTTGTCAGTACGACAGGCGCGTTGTCCAGCGCGGCGGACAGTTCGGCGTGCTGCCGGGCAGTCGGATACAGCGCGCGCACCTGCGTCGGAGCATCTGCCCTGACACTGTGGATCGGAATATCGAGTGTATCACCATTCATGCCGATCATCTGTGCTTTCTCCCTTGTCGCTGTCAGCCTCCTCACTGAGATATCGCTGCTGGTCGCTGGCGGAAAGAGTATCGAAAAAATTCAGACATTCCGCGTCTGTGCAGGACTCGAAGCCTGCGTGCCGCCGCCTTACGGCGCGGATACGCGGGTCTATTTGCGGATTCGCCTTCTGTGCATGGCCAGCCATTTCTGCGTTACTCCTACGTCGCAGTTATCGTCAGCTCGTCATCCCCAGAAGATGCGTTCAGGTTCAGCGTGAGCGAATCCACCCAGCGATTGCTTCGCACTTCTGCGCCTACCTGTGTGCGTTGCGCCTTCGGGGCGCTAAACATAATAGTATTTGTGCCGTCACCAATTTGTATGTTCATCGCCTGTTCTGTGCTACTCAGCAGAAGACCATATTGATCGTTCTGCGATACCAGACGCGCTTCCGGATCGAGTGTCACAGTAGGCCGACGGCTCTCTATAAAATAATGACTAATGCCCGCTTCAGCTGCGATACTTTCGCGAGGCGAGACAGTATTGCCGGCATCAATTATGACCCGGCTCGTATGCGGTGCAGCTACTCCTCCGATTGTATAGGTCAGGTTTTTGCAGACAAACGGCAGCGAGCTCACCGGGGCCTGGGACCAGATGCTGGCGCCCGTTACATCTGTTACTGTTTGCCATACACCACTGAATTCCCAGCGGAATATCAGCCGACTGCCCGCTATGATTTCTATACTGACATTCCCGGCGCAGCCGGCTAAGCCGAGTACTCTTGCTTTAGCCGTGCTGCCGTCATGACCAATTTCCTGAAGCTTGAAGCCCCAGGTTTTCCGCAGGGAAATGTCTGTTGTAAAACTATAAGTGCCACCGGCAAGCTTGAAGCCGCAGGCGGTAAGCATGGGCAGGCATTGGTCATTGTGGCGGTATTCCGTCCAGAACCGCAACACTCCGGCGCGCAGACCGGCTGGACTGCGAACCGTGCCGTCATAGAGGCCATAGGGAGTGCGGATCGTATCGGCGTACCAGTTTTGCGGTTCGATCGTCGCATCGTACACGGCGGTCGAGGCAAGCGGCCCAGTGATGTTTGGCATCGTACCGCTCGTGGTTTCTTCTGCGCCGCCTAGAAGACAACGTTTGGCGAGCAGCGGAAAGTATGGTTCTGGCATCTCATATACTCCTACTCATGCAGCGGCGGAATCGCCGCACCATACTGGTACGGATTGTCGCGGTCATGATCGTAGACCGCTTCCACCAGAAGCGCAACCCCCGCTTCGCCTTCGGCCCAGTCCGGGGCCTCTGCCTCGTACGTTCGCATTTCCACGGCCAGGCGGATCCCGGTGGTCTGTTCACGCAACTGCCAGTTACGGCTCAACGCGAATTGGATCGTGGCTATCAAGGAACTGGCCACGCTCCCCACACTCGCGCCGGTCTCGTCCGCTGCGCGGATCACTGGCATGATCCATACGCGCAGAGTCTTTGTAGTGGTTCCCGGAACTCCGATCGCGCCTTCTGTGCCGCTTTCAGCGTCTTCGGCCAGGAGTACATCTCCGTCGCGAAACGCCAGGTCGCCGCGGTCGTGCCAACGGATGACCGAACCGGAAACGAACGGCGCAAGCTCGGCGGCGATTTGCCGCACGATCCGTTCGCGTATGCTTACCGGCGCTGGCATCATTCACCTCTGGTGTCAGGTCGGATCCGCGAAAGTTCATGATTCAAGCGATCGCGGACGGTCCGCGTGACATCTACCTGGAGCCGCGCGATCTCCGGCATGCGCTGAGCCATCTCGGCCAAACTTGGACCAGTAATCATCATGAGCGGATAACGTTTGCGCCCTTTCCGTTTTAAAGCAATGCGAACACCTCTGGGAACCTGGATGAACCCACTTGGTTCCCTGATTGTCTGATTCAGCACGCGAAATGTGACGCCTTTCTCCTTTGTCCAGTGCAGGCTTCTGAACCAGTGTGCCGGAATGGCTTTACCTGAAAGTGTCAGCGTGGCTAGCAGGTTTTCAACTGTAGCACGTTGCTGCTTCAGCCTTTTCCGTATGCGACCGGAGCGAATGCCGGTCTTATGGCTGAAGATACGGCCGACGGAAGTCCGCGCCTTGTCCAGACCGCGATTCAAGGCACGAACTGCAGCACGCAGCGCATGCTGAGGATAAAGGCGAAGGCTTTTTTCTAGTCGCGCCTTAGAATCATCGTCGATTTTTGCGATGATCGCAATCACGTTAATGCCTTCTCACTTGCCATAATGGATAGGCGCAACTTATCGGCCGCTGTACTCCAGCCGATGATCGTCAGATAGTTGCCGACTACGAGATCGGCCGCATCCATGCATTTGCCGGATGTGGAAGATAGCACGAGCAGCCTTCCGATGCTCGCGAAGGTCCCAGGTTGCACGGTCACTTCTATACCGGTAGTATAAAGTACCGGTTGTCCGGCTGCAGCCGAATTCAAACAGATTCCCGCGGTCTTAGATTGAGCTATGCTGGAGTTGACCGATTTCTTGACCTTGTTCGAGTCGGTCGCGTCTTGATACACCAAATCTCCAGCGTTTATATTCTCGCCTGCAACCGCAACCAGAGTAATTGCGCCGGCCGAAATAACACTGCTAGGAGTAAAAGCATAAGTTGCCACAGCCGCTCCTTTTGTAACACAGCGTTAATAGCTGCGGAATAATTCAAAGGCATAATCATCAGTTCTCTTTTGCGAGTAGCCTATCTACTTTGTGTTCTATACGTTCCAATGCACGTTCTAAGGCGCTAGAACGGGATTCAACTACTGCCAGCCTAGCGGCATGTGCTGTCAGCATCGCTCCGCCCCAACCACTGATGATCAGCAACAGCGACAGTAGTATACCCGTAAGCCAGGCTTGTATCTTGTTTGTATTGCCGTCGGACGGCGGCGGGTCAATCTGCATGCTTGTCCTTCCGTGAGGCCGCCTGCTCGGCGAGCGGCACCAGCACGTAGCCGCGCACTTCGCCGTTCAGCCATCCCCAGCCAGTAATGCGGCCGGTATCATCAACATCATGCGCGATGACAAGATGCCATTCCGGCGCATCCGTGAGCAACGTCAGCGCACGCATGCCGCCGGCGCGCGACCAGATGAATGCCTTTCCAGTCCAGGGATCATTGGCCGAAGCGCCGACAACCTCTCCGTCAGAATTCACGCCGAGCGCCCAAGAGTGCATCATCCCCGGCAGCGTGCCGAGCAGGATCGGTTCCGCGCGTTCTCCGGCCGGCCATAGCACGGCTTGCCAGGGAACGAAGTTGCCTCGGCCCAGCGCTATGCGCCCGACTATCAGGCCACTATCACTGATGGCCGAAGCAACTGACTCGCCCTGGAAAGTTGCTGGCTGCGGCAGCAGCACAAGCGCTCCTTCCTGAGTCCACAGGCAGGCCCGCGCGCGGCCATCCCAGGGCGGCTTTGGATCATTGACGAAGCCGACCGCGATGCCGTGCGCATTGATTTCCTGCGCTGTGTTTACATTGCCGCCCAGATCAGGCAGAAACAAAGGCTGCAATCGATAGTCGTCCCAGCGCACGGCATAGAGAATCTGCGCAGCGTCGTTCCATGCTTCTCCTGCCAGCATGCCAGAGGCAGAAACAGAAAGCGGCGCGAAACCAATCCCCGGCAGGCTCTCAAGCCATTCGCACCGTTCTCCAGTCTGTGCCCAGGCCATTCGCAGTTCGTTCAGATTATGCCCGACGATTGTACCATCCGCGGCCACGTCTCGCGCCACGCCATATGGGCCGCAGGCCTCGGCCAGCAGCTCGCCGGTATGTGCATTCCAGGTCGCCGGCGCATCGCCCACAGAGCCTGCGACGAGATCGCGGCAGATCGACAAGGGAAAGGCGTTCGTGCCATCCAGCGCGACGAGGTGGTAGCGTGGTGTGCTCTGCACAATCACGACGAAAAAAAGCAGAAGCCAACAGACCATGTTATTGCCTTCGTCTTCCGTTCTGCCTAATTCTAGTCATTTCCCGTATATGACTAAACCAGAGCATCAAGACCATCAGCAGTACTTGTCCGATCGGCACGGCCGTGGTATACGTATACTCAATGCCCTTCCAGCCGCTGGCGTCGAACTGGGCGGACACGTTGCCCTGCCCGGATTGTTGCGAAATAGGGCCGGAGAGTGCTTCCGTGGGCGTCCGACCGACGGATTGTCGCGCTGCCACGGTCGCGCAGCCGGGCAATGCCATGGCAATCGCTACGATTAGAATCAACCGCGGCATGAAGCGCCTCTTACTGAGCGACGTTGCGAACTTCGGCGGATCGCATCGCGGATGACCTCGTCGGGATACTGGCTCAGCAGATGCAAGGCGATTGACAGAACTTCTTTTACCTGAGCAATCGAAAGATTAACCCTCCCACCTTCCTGCTGTACAATTTGCTGGGCCAACCTGTGCAGGTTGATTTTCATTGCAATTTTTTCTCTTGAGCATCAACTTGTGACTTGCCTTCACTACTGACGCTAGAGACTTGAAGCTGACCGGCAACGCCCTCTACACCTACAGATGCCCTGCCTTCAATGCCGACCACCCATTTACCCTCAAAAGTAATGACGTAGGACGGATTGATGCCGTGAGCACCGGCCTGAATCGCCAGCGACTCGACGCCTCGCGACAGGCCTTCGCGCACGGCCGGTAGAACTACTTCATCCGCCAGCTTGTCCACGAACGCCTCGATCGGCGGACGGGGATTCAGGGAAGCGCAACCAGAAACAATGACTAGCAGCAAAGCGCAAATAGCCGCAATCATTCTATTCTTCATAGCAGCTCCTCAGTTCAAAGCCAGACGCCACATGCTTCCATCTGATCCGAGTATACGGACGACCTGATAGACAGTTTCCGCTACATCGCCTGGTAGGCGCCGCAGTGACACACTATCGGCGTGCACCCCCACGCGCGGCACGTCTTCGCGGGAGATGTACAGCTCTATCGCGTATTCGAGCTTCTGCGAAAGTGGTCCGCGTGGTTCCATCGGGCGCCGACGAACTACGGCCCGCACACTCCGGCCCTGCTGCCCGGAGGGAGTGTAAGTAATCCATTCACCGAAGGTGTGCAACCAAGGGCGCACACTAAACATAGCAGTCATGCTATCGATCTGGTTCATATTATACTGCTGTGATAGTCGCTCCGGCCGCCAGGCGACGGAACTTGATCCTTACGTCGATTGTGCCGCTGCCCGTGCCATTGCTAACAGTCATTTTCGCCATCAGCTTCCGGCCGATTTCCAGCACACAGGGGCTCTTGACCGTCGCTGCGCTGAGATTGAGTGTAACATTGGCACCCAGCGAGGATACGGCGTGAGAAAGGATGGTGGGGGCCCCCTTGCTGTTATCGCTCGTGATCAGGAAGTTCGTTCCGCCAGCGAGTCCGGTACTGTCAGTCTGAAGGATAATGTCTTCGATCACCAACTCACCGCCCTGCGATGTGTTGGTAATATCTACTCCACCAATTGTAATTTCATTGCTGGTCAAAGTCTTCTTGATCCAGAACACTCCGCCCACTCCGAGCGCCTGCTGGAGCGCCTCCATGCGCTCCAGCAGGGAACCGGTCAGATTGGCGGTCACATTAGCAGTAGAAATTAAGTTGTTTCCGCTGTTTCTGCCGAGAATACGGCCGATACTCCGCGCTGTCATAAGTCACTCCTGTCACGCCACCTTCATGAGGTGCGCATACGACGGATCGATGACTTTTTCGTCTACGTGCTGCCGAACGCGATAGACTTCACTTGCGACAGTTTCGTCGCGATACTGTTCCACGCGCACCATCCCTGGACCAACTTCTTCCCAGAGCAGTGTGCGGCCGACACATGGATACATCAGCAGCGATTCCCCCTGCGGTGCAGCCTTGAGCAACATCACATAGGTGTCGGACCAGATATTCGACAAGGATGCATTCTGCCCCTCATCAGCTAGATTGACAACCGCCTTGCCGACCAAGACTTCCTCGACCCCGAGCCACTGCGCAAGCGCCGCCTGAAGAGTATCTTGGCTCGGCACCGCCCCTGAACTGAAGAAGTGGCTGCGAAAGTCGTCATTGTTCAGAAGGTGGTCACGATTCTTAATACTCATCAGAATTTTATTCGGCTCTTGACCTGTAAGAAGCCGAATTTTGTTGCGCGCAGCATTAGTCTGTGCAAGCACATCCGTAGCCGGATTACTCCACGGATTAGCACTGTTATCCGTGAAAAGGTTGCTGCCAGACCAGGTGTTTGTATTAAAGAGTAACTTCGCAATACGGTCTTCCTGCTGACGCAGAATGACTTGTGTTGCGAACGTCAGGCCGGCCAGAGCCAGATCGAAGTCGTAAGCGTAGCGAGCCAGTTCGGTATCATCGATTGTATGCTCGATCGCATACTCTTTGCAGGCATAGGAGTCGTCGGTGACCGCGTAATCTACGCGCCGAAATGCACTCCCGGCGGCCCGCTCGACTTTCTGGTTGCGCAGCCAGTTAGCGCGCAGAATCTTGGGAAACTTTGCGGCCGGACGCTGGACCGGTGCCAGTGCCAGAGCGCGAATGCCGACAAAATCACGCTGCTCAATAAGATACTCGTAAAAAGCTTCCCCAAGGTCGGCGCGGGGAACTGCATAACTCTGAAATCGCGGCATTGTACTTCCTCGGCCGGTCTCGGTCGGCTACACTTCGTCTCGCTTTCCGTTCGAGAGGCGGGTTGGCGGCGCGAGACTCGCCGCCACGCTGCGCAGGCGTGCCCGCCTCATATTCTTATGACGCCGGTTGATTCCAATTATGAACAGCTTCGATGATGCTGTTATCGCCCGAAGCATCCGCCAGCGCACGGAACCACACCATTCCACCGGTCGGGTTGGTCGGAGTAAACTTGCCGGCGGCCGCATGCGCAAGCCACAGTTTTGTTCCACCGTCCACCATAGTCACGGGAGAATTAACAGTAATGCGATGCGTACCCGGTGCACCAATCAGTTTGATTCGCAGGTGCTCGTTTGCGGCAACATCGTTCTGAGAAATACCCAGAACTTGATCCGTCTTGTTTGTCGCAAGCACCGCATTTCCATTGGTGTCGATACGTACAGCGCGGAACGCCGGGATTGTTTCGCCAGCCACCAGAGTAATAAATCCGTTGTCGTTCTGACCGCCTTTGTCTGCTAAAGGCATGTTTTCTCCTTTGGATCAAATTCTGTCCGCTGTGCCGCGAAGCGGCACTTTATTCTGTCGGTCTAGCCAGGCCTGGTATGCTTCCGAGTTTTCGCGCGCGAGCCGACTGTATGCACTCCGTAGGCTAATACCCTCTCGTTCACGAATTCGGTGTGCCGCTGCTCGAATGTCGTCAACCACTTCGGCAGCCCTGCTGGCACTAGTTTCATTGAGCGGCCGGCTTCCGGCCGGAGCCCTTCCGCAGCCTACACTTCTGGCCATCAGTCGCGCTTGCTCGATCGATAGCCCGGCCTCTACACAGCTGAGCAAAAACTCCGCATCAGCTTGCGGCATGGCTGCCCGCAACTCTGTGATAGTTGCTGCCCGCAAAGGTTTGTCTGTTGCAGCCGGCACTTTCTCTTTCTCTTCCTCTTCTTCCTCCTCCTCCTCTACGTCTTCGGCCTTCTTGGCCTCTTCCTCGATCTCTTCGTTTTCCAGCTCTTCTTCATTTTCGTACGGCATAATCTCTCCCTTGCCGTCTTTTGCGGCATTCAGTGTTGTCAAAAAGCGATCCCAGCTGTGCACTTCGTCAATTAAACCATTTTGCTTGGCCTCGTTCGCCGGCCAAATATCACCTGTTGCTAGTGCTTCAATCGCCGCCGGCGTCATTCTGCGACCACGCGAAACAGCTGCAACGAACTGCGCATGAACTTCATTGACAACCTTCTGCCAGAACGCAAGCACTTCGTCAGTGACCGGAACGCCCGGCACTTCGATGCCTTTATACGAAGTGCTACGTACAACCAGCGTCTTTATCCCCTTTTGTTCATAATTTCCACTAGTGTCGTAAATTACAGTGTAGCATCCAATTGAACCTACCCAGGCCGATCGGCTGGCAGCAATCCTGCTCGCCTGACTAGCCAGCCAGTATGCAGCACTGCAGGCACAGTCTTCGATATAAGCATGCACCGGCTTGGACCTAGCTGCTGCAGCAATATCGTCTGCAAGGTCAGATACACCAGCTGTGCTTCCGCCGGGCGAGTCAATTCGCAGTGCAATTGCCTGCACGTCGGGACTGGCGGCTGCTGTTCGCACCTGCCGACGCACATCCACTAATGCACTGCCATCAGCTAATGAAGACCCATACTTTGTCAATTCTCCGATAATATCTACTACTGAGATTACACCGCGACCTACAATCGGCATGCGCGCTTGTTGTGCCCGCAGAAAACGGCGCCGCCTAATTTTGCGCGCTTGTATCGCGCCGGGCAATTGTTCCCTCAAAAGATGCGCCGCTAGATCTACACGCGACAACAGCGCATCAATTACGCGGCCGCTATCGTGCATAGCCCAGACACCGAAATGCTGGCTTAAGTAGCGCCCACTGCGATTCATATTGTTCCCTCTGCAGTTTGCGGTAAACTTTGCTGACGGCTACTTGCCAATAGTGGCGGAGCATCTGGTGACAAGAACCGCATCGGATCAATAAACTCGCCGTATTCTAGTTCAAGCCTCCGCGAAGCTTCGATGGCTAAACCGAACTCGTACGCACGGTCTTCTACAGTTTCTTGCACAATCTCCCAGTAGTCTGCGCCGCGCTCTGCTGCAACCCGGCGCGGTGAAGTCAATCGCTTAGAGACGCGGTAATCATCCGCTTGTGCGTCTTGCAGTGGCTGGATGTAAGGCCAGCGCGGCGCATTCCACTTGGCCTCATAGAACTGCCGGCCTAATCTTTCTGCTATACTGCGGAGAGCCGGATCCTCGCTGATCCACTGTCGTAATTTCCAGCGCCAGACTGGCTGCAGAAAGCGGCTACGCAGCCAGCGTTGGTTCCGAACAAACCCAATGCGAGCCTGATCCATTGCGCCGCGCCAACCTGAAAAGTTTGTTTCACTGCCGTCCATTAGCAGTGCAACCAGTGGCAGACCGAGATTAATTCCGATAAGTTGAAGAATTAGTCGGACCTGCTGAAAATACTCTGTGTTCGGAATATTAGGCGAAAAACTAGCTAGTTCTTCGCCCGGCTCCAAATCAAAGATCATTCCAGGGCCGAGCTCTTCCAAAAACCGCATTGCCCCACCTTCTTGCAGCTCTGTGCGCCGTGCTCCCATCGCAGGAGCAGAACCGCCAACAAACGTGGGGGCACGCTTTCGCGCAAAAGCAATCGCGCTTGCAACCATTTGCTGTACAAGCTTGGCCTGATTAATCGATTCGAACATGTCCGCAGCGTCAAAGACCGGAGCAAACGCTGTTACTCCGCGTGTCTGACTAATTCGTCTGGGATTATACAGATGAAGAACCAGCGGTTCGTCTTGCGCCCACGCTGGAAAACGTTCAGGCATTGCCGAAGTTTGTGACAAAGGGTCAATATCTTCAGGTGTAAACCAGTAAGCTAAGCGGCGCCGCTGCGAATCTAGCTCGACTCCAAGGATTACTACCGGGCTGCTTTCACCGAACAATGCGCTGTTACCATTAGCACCCCCGAACCACCGCAGCGCACGGCGGAAGATACTGCCATCGACGCCCTGCGGCCCGCGGCAGCGGTGAGCTTCAACCAGCTGGAGCCGGCCGTCGTCACGCAAAAGAACAAAAATGTCGCCGTCTACAAGCATTGAACGGAAAACTTGTTCCTGGATTGCAGCAAAGTCCATTGTTGCGCTGGCCTCACAAGCACTAGCATTATTAGCCCAGTCATTCCAGCGCGATTCTAGTTCCAAGTTTAGTTTATTATCCGGTGTCTGCGGATCTATTGTAAATCCATTCTGCACAGTGTTCATGACGGCGCGATCGACAGCTGGCGCAATCACAGCATCATTGCGGTCCATGTCCCGCGCCAACTCAATCAATTCGTAGTAGCGATGAGCCCAGCGATAGTGATAATCACCACTAGAACCGCTGCGGAGCAGGCCTTCACGCCGCGCACGGAAACGGCTCTCACGCATGGCGGCATAGTCGGCGCGGAGATCTGGTATACGAATTGACGAAGAAGTGCTATTGCGCCAGAAATTCATCTCCGATATCTCCGCAGTGAAACATAAATAATTCCATTACGTCCTTCGTCATGAGTCGCTAACCAGGCCACGGCCCTGTCGAGCTGCTGTTGCACTGCCGACATATTGACACTTAAGTCCAGCGAAAGCTCACCCAGCCCGCTACGCGCCGCAAACCGCATTAGGATTGCCCGACATGCTTCAATGAACAAACGTGCCTTGGTCGGCGAATGCTCCAAGTCATACGAAGCGTTATTTTCGTACTGTGCGCGCAGTTCACTGTCGCTGAGTGTACTTATCATGCCTATAATATACAGTCAATACTCAAAAATTGAACAGATACAAAAAAATTTCCGCTGTCGTTTATAAGCGCCAGCGGGGGGGCCGAAAACGGCTCCGCCGCGACAACCCCCTGTACCATTTTTTCTGTTGTAGCTGGTCCGGCAGTAACGAAGATGCCGGCGGCTGCTCCGGGCTGTCACTAGCTGTGCGCCGCTCCATGACAGCAGCGGGCGTTGCCCCACAACAACAAGCTGCAATGCTTGCTAGTACGGCCGCATCGAGCCAGTGATTATTCGGGCTGCGGGCTTCCCATCTCTGCACTACACCACGGCCAGCCACAAACTCTTCAATCATTTCTTCTGCACAAAAATGACGCGCAATACTTAAGTGTTCTTGTGCACTGGCAGCAAACAGAACTAATGCCCCCGGCTGACCAGGCGGCGTATCAAGCCGGGCGGATATCCGACTTTTCCAAATATCTGCATCAAAGTCTACCCGGTGCAATCTTTCCGCCGGAACATATACAATGTGAAAGCCGTCTCCAGTGTGCTTCACACTCGATCCACTGCCGGGCCGCTGATAATAATTCCGTCTGTTCTGCGTTGTACTACGGCCTATAGCAGGTAGTACAGGTGCTCCATATTCCCGCACAAATTGATAAACTACTGAAGTCATCCAGTTCGCGTCGCACCATACAGCATCCGGGGCATGCGGCGGAGAAAGTGATCCGTCTTCCTGACGAATTGGCCAGCCACCAGAGATTTGATCTCTAAGCTCACGCAAGGCCGTTAGCAGCGCCAGTTCTACGCCAAGGTCTACAGAAGCAACGGGAGTTCGGCCATAATCAATCACGGTTGCGCTGGCATCGGCTTGGCTCGCAAGCACTACCCAGTGCAAGAGATACTTCCCACAATCCACACCTACAGTGATCCACTTTGATCCTGCAGGAGCAATTCCGCGCGGTTCACCCTGCCCTCGACAAGAAATCCGATATATCCGTTCTGGTGCTGCAACAGACTCTGGCGCCGGAAGAGGAATACACCAGACAAACTGGCGCAAATTTCGATCACTTGCTACTTCGTCTCCAGAATGTGCAGCGCGCCATTCATCAACTCCAAGGTCTGCCGCTGTTAGAAAAAAATTGTGAACAGCAGAAAACCGCAAACCAAGCGTATGTGTTTCCGGAATTTCACCTGATATACTTCCGTCATCAAGTACTACTTGATCACCATGAACTAACCGCATTGCATTATGTGCTATTCTCCGATCAGATTCGCTCCATGGCCGTAGACAACTTGGGCAAATAAAATGTGCTGCTGTAGCTGCTTCTTTTTCGCTAGCAGCTTCCTGCCAGCCGCGGAAATGTTCGCGCTCTGGTAATACCCACTGCTGGCAGTGTGGGCAGCGTAGTAGTAATTTGCTGCGTGTGCCGTACATATACTCTCGCCAAGTGCGGCCTTGTTCTGTAGAAACAGTACACTCCATGTAACAACGGCGGCGGCGAGACGGGAAAGCTCGCATGCGCGCCTGTATCTGAGTGATCGGATCGGTTTCGCGACTAGACGAAGCCGCTTGATCCATGCCGTCTATTTCTGTAAGACAGACTACCCGGCTCGTATATGCAGCACGGCTTTTATCACTTCCACCAGCGCTCATCATCCGCAGGCACGGTCCATGCTGAAACTGAATTGACTCTACGCGTCCTCCGCGACTGCCACTGCCAGTTTGTGGTAATAAATTGCGAAAACGAGAATTTTCAATCGCTGGGAGTATGTCTTCCCGCCACTTATCTGCCAAAATTTCCATATCTGGTCCGCCCAGGATCACTGTTTCGCGATATTCGAATAAGTGATAGAGCACTGGTATGACCAGGCCTATCCACGTTTTGCCGGCCTGCGCAGGTCCAGTTAAAATAATTGTAGTCCAGCGGGGATCCTCCATTGCGCGGAGAAACGGAGCACTGTAGGGTTGCCGTTCTGAACGAAAAGGCCGGCCTGCAAACGGCCCTTTCGGAAGAATTAATTCTTGCTCTGCGAATTCAAGAATACTACGCCTTGCACGTGGAATTGCAGAAAGAATAGCCTGCCGAAGTTCGCGGCGTACACTGGTGCCGGTGTATTCAGATTTAACTATTGAATGTGGAAGTGTCTTGGGCGAAATCATCGGAAAGTCTAGTCAGAACTTCACGAATAATATCTCCGGCATCACGACCATACAAATCCTCCAGACGTTCTGCGCTTGCCCGTAGGACCTGAGATATATGCATTAGTCCAGCGCGCAACTCTGCTTGTGGCAACAACTTGCCTTCCCGTTCAAGTCTTTCTAGACGAGCGAGCCGTGCGCGCTCTGCGCGGAAGCGTTCTAGAGCTGGTGTACGAGCGCTGCTGCGAGTTGTTTCGCGGTTGCGTGCAGCCATCCAAGTGTGTAAATTCGGAATTAGAATTCGTAGATCTATTGTGCAAACGTGCCCTAGTCCTAATTGTTGTAGGTGCTTGAGCGCTGTTTTTCTGTCGGCTTTTGCTACTGACAGCCACTCCCGCAGTGTCAGTGACCAGTTCTGTTTCAGTGTGGTGTGTCTTTCGCGGATCAACCAAGCCGCGTAGCGCAGTAGGTTGATGTATTTTCCGCCGGGCGCTGTGATGAGCAGACCTGCCCGCTTCCACTGTTCGTCCATTTCCCTGCGCGTCAAAACAGGTCTTGTTGTCGTACTGTTCAGGAGTCGGATCAACTCCGTCGGCAGTAGACGGGTATAATCCATGATCCACCTTGTTCTGAACTATCAACCAAGCAATGTAGTGTAGTAAGTTAATTTTGTTGTTTTCCTGAATAGGTAACCCGGCTACTATGTCAGCCTCGATCCATTCTTGCTGAATTTCTCCTAAGCCAGCCTGCGACAACAGTTTTGCTAGTTCAGCTGCGCTTACGCTGTTCAGGTTCATTTTCTACTCTGCTCCGTTCTACGGCTGCAGACAATTCCCGCATGAGCCACATCAGAGCACTTTGCCTGTGCGCACGGTCAGACTCAATCTGGCCTTCAGCGACTAATCCGGCAATTAGCCTAGCAAGTATCTGCTTTGCCCACTGCGGCGGCATCCAATGTACTGCTGCTGGACTCAAAACAGGACCAGGCAAATCAGCTATTGGGATCCGAATTGTAACCCAGCGAACCTTCATTCCACCCATGAATTTTCCTTTTCGATAAATATGCTGTCCTCAGTTGTCTCGGTCGAAGCCGTGATAGTATTTATCCCAGCGAGCCTTTGGCCTCCACCTGATTGTACCACTATTATATCCAGATACGGAACAGTCTAATAGTGTTATCCTCCCCGATAGATTCCCACCGTCGTCCGCACTCGGGGCACATACGAACGAGAAATCATTCGTGAAAGATTGCATAATCTTCGAAGCCCCAATCCGCCCATTCTTCTTCCGTAGCCCAAAGCAAACGATGCCCGTCGAACCGATAATACACTACATCCGGCTCGCCATCGGTCTGGCCAGACCTATGTGCGGTCACAATTGTATTACGTGGCAATAAAATTAGCATATGGCATGAAATACCCAAGCGCCCCTCCGGACCAGTATAAGCGTAGGCGTGCGCCAGCAGTTCCCCAAATTCTCCGAAAAATTCCTCGTCTGCTGTGTCGCCAGTATACCAAGGCTCTCCACGGTAGCCCCGCAGGGATTTGAAAAAGCACGAGTGCTGCGTCATCGCGACAGGGCGCCTCATTATGTCCAGCGCAAAGCCGGGCTGGTGAACGGCGGACAACTTCCGCAGCAAAAAGCGTGCTTTCGTAAGGGGACTGATGTAGTCCCTCGACGAAAACACGAACAATCCTATTGTCCCCGCCGCCCATATAGATGGCAGGAAGAGGATGGCTAGCACGAACTGTGATACCCGGCCGGACCAAGCAATCAACTGTGAAACATCTAAACATACTAAATTTTCCTATCGCCTTCGCGTCTTATTTCCGGTGCACAACAAACGACACGCCAACTTCGCTATGCTTCGCCACGTTAAGCCAAGCTCTGCCCCGCCAGCCTTGCTGTGCCACGCCGAGCTCCGCCCCGCCTTGCTGTGCCACGCCAGCTTCGCTGCGCTCAGCTACGCTTCGCTTCGCCATGATCCGCCAAGCCAGGCCTCGCCAGCTTCGCCGTGCTCGGCTGCGCCCGGCCAAGCTACGCCTCGCTATGCCCCGCCAGCTTCGCCGGGCCCGCCCCGCCTTGCTTCGCCATGCCTGCTTCGCCGTGCTCGGCTCCGCCACGCCAAGCCGCTCTCCGCCCAGCTAGGCCACGCCAGCTTCGCTGTGCCCCGCTAGCCTTGCCCCGCCCCGCCGCGCCGCGCTTAGCCCGGCTTCGCCAAGCCGCACCTGCTTTGCTTCGCTCTGCCTCTCCACGCCTTGCTACGCTCCGCCAGCCTTGCTCTGCTCCGCTGCGCTGCACTGCAATTAGCCCGGCTTCGCCTAGCCTGCTTTGCCACGCTGTGCCTAGCTTCGCCTAGCCAGACTTCGCCCCGCCAACTTCGCAGCGAGCGCCCAGCAACGCCATGCTTCGCCAGGCCTTGCCGCCCCTTGCTGCGCCTGCTTCGCTTCGCTCGGCCGCGCTATGCTTTGCTTGGCTATGCTTCGCCTATTCCATCAAGACTACATTGTCCTGTTTCGTCATTCTAGCCTTCGCCGGGATCGGATTCGACAGTCTGTCGCTCGACAACCTCGAACAGCCCCCAGCCCATCCCGTTCGAATCCTTGCTATCAGGACGACCCGCGCCGATGCCGACCTGCGTACCAGCACGCGACAGAAGATTCGAGACATCGTTCAGCGTGAACATGTCCGCGTCGAACTTCACGCGCACGACAGCTTCCCACCCTGTCTGCCACAATGGCCGCGGCCGAAGATCGCAGACACCCGATGCATTGCGCACGAAGTGCTCTGCGTATTCCGGCTCCCCCTTGGTAAATCGCACCAACGGCGTCCCGTCGTCCGCGTCGAATCCGTCAGGCAGGACAGAAACAGCCAGTTTCGCGTAGGTCATCTTGAAGCCGACCACGCGACACGCGGAAATCATCGAGCTCCTGAAGGCCGGCGCCGGAATGCCACACCAACCCTCGGTACTGCGATGGATAGTTTCTTCGTAAATGTTCTTAAAATTCTTGGGCTCGCGCTTCTTCCCCTTCTTTGCCGCGGCGCCGAGCTCCATCTTCTCTCGCATTTCGGCGCGCGCGCGCGCAGTAAACTTGTTTCCGACGTACGGAGCGATCCCGCGGACTCTGAAGGCCGCTGTCGTGAATCGGATTGGCGGAATCACGGACGGCTCTTCTCGCGTTTTCTTGCCCATAGCTCCTCTCACCAGTAATCGACCAGAGCAACGATGAGGCCCGCCACGATAGCGAACCAAATCATCAGCATAACTAGGTCATAGCGCAGCTGTCGTCCGGTGTACAGCGAATCTCTGCCCCGCAAGCCGCGCAACAGATCGCGTGCCATAATGCGTTTTTGATAGCCGCGCCCCGGACCGAACACAATCAACGGCTTATCGTTTTTGTCTTTCATAGTTTCTCCTGGGAAATAATGCCCCGGCCGTCGTGCACGCGGCGGCCGGGGCTGCAGGAGGAGGAAAGTAGCCCCGATACACACTCCCACACCTGCAATCTCGGGGCCACAATTGCAGTGTGTACGGAGCTCCGCTACGGCGGAGGACGAACACGTAGCGGATCGGGAGTCTGTCATGGTATCTCCGGAGTCGATTCGTCTTAAACGAAATAACCAGCTTCGCGCAGCACACCCAAGACTTCCTGCAGTGTGCCACGCACCATCATTCTCTTCCCATCGGGGGCATCGTAGCAGATGCCCTCTGAAGCATACTGTTCGATCTTTTCGCGGGAAATAAGCATACCCGCGCTCCGAAGATCGAAGCCGGCATCTAGAGCGGCCAGACTGACCGCCCACTTTCCCGACCTTGCCAGTTCTATTTCCACACTACATCCTCCTATGTCCCGCTCGTCTTGTTACCGACGCGCAGCGGAGGCACATCGGCGGTGCAACGCTCCGCGCGCTGCCAGCGCTCCCGATGCGAGCTTGAGGGTCTCTCCGCGCTCGGGAGCACACGCAGAGAGAGATAGGGTAGGTTAGACTTGGACACGGAATAATCTAATTGTGTTGTCCTCCCCGCCCGCCGCCAGCAGCTGGCCGTCAGGAGAGAAAGCGACAGAGCATACACACTCGGTGTACCCGCACAGCACGCGAAGTAGTGCTCCGTCCTCGACGCGCCAGAGTTTCACCGTCTTGTCTTTTCCCCCCGACGCCAGCAGCTGGCCGTCGGGCGAGAAGGCGACGGAGTTTGTCCACCCGTCATCTGCGAGAACTTGCTGTGGCGCGCCGTCCATGACGCGCCACAGCTGCAGCCGCTCCCCGCCCGCGGCCAACGTTTGACCATCGGGCGAGAGGGCGACGGACCTTACGAACTTTCCCGATTGGAATGCTCGAACTAGCGTGTGATCTTTGGTGTTCCAAACACAGACTACGCCATCTTCACCGCCCGACGCTAGCAATTGGCCGTCGGGCGAAAATGCAATAGCGCCCGCCCACGAAGTGTGCCCCCGCAAAGTCTGGATTGGCGCGCTATCCGTTGTGCGCCAAAGGTAGATGATTCCATTCCAGCTTCCCGACGCCAGCAGCTGGCCGTCGGGCGAGAAAGTGACGGAACATACCCAGCCCATATTCCCCGCCAAAGTCTGGAGTAACGCCCCATCCTGGACACGCCAGAGCTTCACCGTCCTGTCCCAACTCCCCGATGCCAGCGTTTGGCCGTCAGGCGAAAATGCAATGGCGTTCACCCACAAATCATGTCCCCGAAAAGTCTGGATCGGCGTGCCATCCGCAGTGCGCCAAAAACAAATAATCCCATTCCAGCATCCAGACGCTAGTATCTGACCATCGGGAGAGAAGACGACAGAGGATATCGCGTCCGAATGTCTAATTAGCTTTTTCATACGATCTCTTCCCATCGGGGGCATCGTAGCAGATGCCCTCTGAAGCATACTGTTCGATCTTTTCGCGGGAAATAAGCATACCCGCGCTCCGAAGATCGAAGCCGGCATCTAGAGCGGCCAGACTGACCGCCCATTTTCCTGCCCTTGCCGGCTCTATTTTCATTTTGTGCCTCCTATCGCCCGCTCACCTTATCGCCAGCGCGAGCGAGCGGCGCGTTGGCGGTGCATCGCTCCGCGCGCTGCCAGCGCTCCCGACGCAAGCTTGGGGAGGCCCTCTCCGCGCTCGGGAGCACACGCGGATGAAAAGTTAGGCATGGAAGACTGCGGAATCTTCCGTGCCCCAGTCCGCCCGCTTCGTAGTCGAGAGCAAGCGGCAACCGTCGAATTGATAATACACTACATCCGGCTTGTTATGCCGGCCAGACCTGTGCGCTGCGACCACTACGCCACGCGGCAACAAAACCAGCGAGTGGCAAGAAACGCCGAGATTCCCCCGCGGGCTGGCGTAGGCGAAGGCCTGCGCCAGCAATCCGGGAATTTCTGAGCCCTGGTCACTAGTATACCAAGACTTTCCGCGGCGGCCCGCAGGAGTTTCGAAAAGCACAAGCGCCGCATCATCACAGTACAGCGCTTCGTTGTGTCCAGCGCGGAGCCGGACGGGAGAAGAGTAAAGAACTTCCGCCGTGAGAAGAGTCTCCGTCTCACCGCGAAACTGCGGCAATCCCTCGACGAAAATATTCACATTGTTCTTCCCGCCCAAGTAAACGGCGGGAAGAGAAGAAGAAGCGTGCGATGTAATACCAGGCCAAACTTCACAAACAACAGTAAAACATTTAAACATACAGCATCCTCCTATTGCCCGCTTATTATTTGCTGACACACCGCGGTTAATGTGTCAGCAGTACAGCACTCCGCGCGCTACTAGCGTTCCCGATAAATCCTTACTGTCGTCCGCGCTCGGGGGCACACGCAGGCGAAGAATCATTCGTGAAAAACTGCGTAATCGTCCCCCCAATCCGCCCGCTCTGCTTCCGTAGCCCAGAGCAGGCGGCGACCGTCGAAAATATAAAAAACCACATTCGGCTCACCATAGGTTCGGCCAGACCTATGGGCAGCCACAAGACAATCGCGCGGCAGTAAAACCAGCGCGTGGCAGGAAATGCCAAGATTCCCCCTCGGGCTGGCGTAGTGCCAGCCCTGCATCAACAGTTCTCCGGGGGCCTCTTGGTCTTGTCCCCCCGAATACCAAGACTCCCCCCGATAGCCAGAGGGAGCCTGGAACAGTACTAGCGCTGCGTCGTCGCGACACGGCGCTTCCTGGGGGGGGCCGGCACAGAGCCGGACTGGTGAGCGGCGGAGAACCTCCGCCGAGAAGATTGTAGTTGTATCGTCGAGGG